GTCCGCATTGAGCGTAGAAGCTGTTATATCCCCAACCACATCGACGCTGGTTCCGCCCGTCGCAATTGTAATTACGTCTGCGTCAGCATCGTTCTTAATCGTGACGTCGTTTGTGCTACCTTGGCCGGTTAGGATTAACCCTTCGGCAGCGGTGTATCCAATCGCAGCGTTATCACTTGCTGCGGTGTCTCCGTCAGGTTCAAAAGTAGCTGCGGTAGCGACACCAGTTACATCGACGGAAGCTAGAACACTGTTACCAGATACATCTACTGTCCCATTGATATCAATCGCGGTAGCTGTAAGATCAATTTCGTCGGTAGCAGCTATAGAAAGAACAGTAGCGCTAGAGCCATGAATAAACTGACTAGCGTCGTTAAACTGAATCTTGCGGGTGCTATTGAGCAAAACCCCCGTATCAGCTACGTGAGTGAGGGTGGTATCTGTATCGGTACCAAACCCTAATACAGCCGCATCTGATAAGAGAGTTAGATCATCTCCGACAGTGGCATCTCCAGTCATAGTAACAGTCGTAGTACCCGTTGCTATCTTGATAACGTCCCCGTCAGCATCGTTTTTGATAGTGACATCGCTGGTAGAGCCTTGACCCGTGAGGATCAAACCTTCCGCAGCGGTGTAGCCCATTGCCGCATCATCACCTGCGCTAGTATCGCCCTGAGCAAGGAAGGTATTTGATGTTGATATATCACCAGAAGTTGTAGAGATAGCTCCTGAAGCAGCTATGATGCCGGTTGAAAGCGTGCCAGTAAAGTTGTTAATGCCTTCTACCACGTTGGTCCCATCACAGAACAAGATCATTGTCATTCCGTTGGGTATTGCAACGCCTGTACCAGAAGCGGTCTTTAAAGTAGCGGCTTGGCCTACAGCGTTCACAACAAAATAAATCTTTGAAAGCGCAGGGCATATAACAGTAGCTGCATTACTACCTAACTGGTCATTACTATCAGTAAGACTAAGCAGTGCTGCCCTAGATTCGGCGGTAGTGCCATTCGCTGTTGTAAGCGTATGTGAATTACTAGACCAAGTATTGATAACGCTGCGACCGGCAATAGCTTCTTCAACCATCGAGGTTATGTTATCGTTTACTACGGTACCCCAAGACCCATCTAGCTCCCCTTGAGTAGGTTTAGCTAATTTGAGCAGGGTTGTGAATGTTGTTGCCATTTATCTAACCTCTTACGGTAGCTGTTATCGAAATATAACAGGGTATGTATTAAAATACAGTAGCATCTTGCCAGTCCGGTGTTTGCGAAGTACTTATAGCGGCGTAATTTGGTGTTTGGCTCGTACTGACCTCGGACCAAAGAAGCACATTACCTACAGCGCCCGTTGCGGATAATCCTGTTACACCCACGTCCACGCCACCAACTACGGCTACACTTGATATCGCAGAAGTACCAACAACTCCAGTTACATCAAATACAGCTACGCCAGTAACTGTTACAGTACCTAAACCTGTAGTACCCGCTAACCCTGTAGAAACAACCGGAAGTGCGGTGCCCCAAGCCCCTTGGCCCCAAGTACCCCTTCCCCAACCTCCTAAATCTGTGTTTGGCATAATTTAAGCATACTTTACGCTATACGTATAATAGCTGCGCTATTAGTTGCAGCGGGGAACTGAACTACAAAATTACCCCCGGTAGAAGTTTTATCAGCTCCAAAGTCCAACACTGCTACTGCAGGATTACCAGAACCAGAATTACGATAAATCAATGCCCCCCGGGCAGTAATTGTTGCGTTACTCCATGTAGCATCGGAAAAATCAAGGAAGGCAGTAGTACCAGATCCCCCGCTAGTGGGGGCCGTAGCTATGGTAAGACTTTCGCCCCCTGCGGTATATCCCGTACCCGATACTTCGTTGGTTGTAGCGTAAGCTGTTGTAGCCGCGCTCATAGTGACACTAGAAGTGTAAAGGGCGATTTTAAACGTATCACTTGTATTACTACTAAAGTCCATCTCGCCGTCTAAAAGGGCAACCTTGAAAGAAGTCGCCATTGCTTGCGTAATAGCCATTATATGTTCCTAACCTACTTCCTGCCGGTATTGACCCGACCGATATGCGTCTTCTCTTAACTTACCATCCCCAAGATTTTTTAACAATATTATGGCCTGCTGATATAGTTTTTCATAATTGGATACTACGTCCACCTCGCCCTTCATAAATCGTACAGCCTCAACCAAAGCTCCGTTTAGAAGGGCGGAATCAAACTCATTACCTAACCACGTAGTACTAGCAGTTACTATGGACGGGGGGTAATATCCGTAATGCAGCTCTGCGGTATACCCGCTATTAGGGGTAGGACCAAGTATAATAGACTCATCTGAGAAAAGCGCGTAATGCACGGGTACGCCTGTAGTTGCGGGATTAGGGTAGGCTTCGCGTAGGAAATTAACGTCTTTATTTAGTAGATAAGTGTACGCCCCGTCGCCATCCAAAACAGCCAAACTATAGACATAAAGAAAATCTGTCGGAAGCGTTAAATATTTATTAGCGTTTGTCAGAGTACCTGTTTGGTTCCTGCGTAAAGCCGGTATCTGTACAGTGTTATATATTTTTTGTTCAGCTTGATCCGTGAACATATCAAGTTGAGCATTTGTAAAAGTCATCTCACAAATGTCTTGTATGTTTGTCTTTAGCTCTGAGTAGTTCATATCTTGCCCAAACCCCTAAGAAATAACTACTACAACTTGACCTACAGATCCAGTAGCAACTAGAACATTAGGCGTTAGACCAAAAGGATCAACCCCAGTGCCGACCGGGTTCCAACCCCACTGTATGCCCCTACTGCTATAATCGCCTGACTCTCCAAGACTTGTATCAGGTCTTGGATCTCGTATAGCCTGTGGATCATCCACAGGATATTTACCTTGGTTGTTTTGTGGGTGGTCAGGATTCCAACAAGTAGGGCACGCTTTTATATTTGTAGAGACGCCTTTACGTATTAAAATCTTTAGTTGTGGTAGTTTATATTGAAACCCGCATACATCACATATAGCGAGAGATTTTTTAGCAGATGCAAATCTTGCAGACATTACTACACCCGAGCAATACGAGGGACAAAACGTGCGGAGGTCTTGTCTCTATCTTCCCCTGCAGCTAATTCAAATTGTGCCTCATACTCCGCCTTCAACATAGGCAATCTAGGAGCAAGTTCAGGGTCTTTCATAGCGTTTTGGTAAGCTAGGCCCGCTACTAAACAAGGTAGGAATCTAAAATTCATATCCGCAGTTTCTACGCCACTACCAGCATCCTCAATGCGGCGCATTCGCCAATATACAAACGTGTAGTCGTTTGTGTCTGGAACAGGCCAAACATTTATACGAGGGCCATCAACTAACCTTTCTATCCAAACCTGTATAGGTCTTCCACGTGATAGCTTGTTAGGTATAGATGCGTATGTACTCACACTTACACGACCTATATTAAGATCTGATTGCGTATTTGTATCACCGACATTCGTGCGAATAGATTGTTCTAACAAGTCAATAGTGTCGGCAGGAAGAGTATATTGGGATGTACCCGTTGTCAGAGAAACGGTCTTCTCTTCTATAGTCCATAGGTTTATACCACGGTTCTGCCACTCGATAGTAAGTAAGTTCATGGATCTACGGGCAGTACGTAGATCATACCCAGAACGCATCTCACGGCCCGCACGTTCCCACGCTTCTTCAGCAATCTCTGTGAAGTTCATATCAAACGCGGTTGTGTTCGATGTAGCCATTATGCTTTCCTATACCTTCTCGTCTTCTTCGCTATACTCTCTGGCTGCTTTACGAACTGCTCCCCGGCAGCAGTCCCTTCTCTCTTTGCTCTGGTGGTCGCTGCATATTCCTTTGATGACAGTGCTTTGATTGCTTTCTTGGGAAGATACCGTTCTCCCGTCTTGCTGCTTGGCTTGCCTGATTTCGTGCGCCATTTCTGTTCTGTCCAATTCTTTAATGACCGTTGCGACTTCTTCAAACCACCAGATTTGTAGTACCTACGCATTACGACTTGTAGCCCCCACCAGCCTTCTTATAGGCAGATGCAAGCATTTGAGCTTTACGGGCAGACCATTGGCCGGGGTTTCCACCCTTACCACCAGATTTAATACGACTAAACAGACGCTTTCTCATGCCCGGCTTGGTGTAGTTACCAGCCTCGTTGACCCGAGATTTAGTCTTCCCGCCTGTTTTGTAGTATTGGCGCATCAAGAACCCTTCATAACTACCATTTTAGCTTTACGGACACCCTGACGAGCTATACCACAACCACGAGGTTTACCACCTTTAACGCCGCCGCCATGACCGTACTTCATCATGCCGCCGCCCATCATCTTTTTCTTCTTTTTCTTCTTCTTGGGACGTTCTGACGGAGGCAAGTCCATGCCTTTGTAGCCTTCTTCCCGCTCCTTAGCGGTAGGTCTACGCTTCGTCGGCCCTTTCGGCGCTCTAATAGTAGGAATAGCGCCAGCGCCAGCGCCAGCACTGGCCGCGCCTAACATACTCTCAACCCCCATATCAATCATATCGCCTTCGGCGTACTGCATAACTTTGCCCCCGCCCATCATCTTGCCTTCGCCGTCAGCGGCATAAAAAGGAACCTTCTTACCACCTTTTTTGACCATCTTGAGGCCACCAGCTTTATAACCCACCATCTTCTTCTTTTTCATAATCCTATTTCCCTACTTTCTTCATAGCTTTGTTGTGTGAGGCTTTAAACGAGCTACCCTTACGCATATTCTTTTTCATCTGTGCCATATGTTTAGCAGTATGATGTTTGGAATGCTTCTTGAGCGTAGTTTTTTGTATAGCGCTAATTTTCTTACGCATCTAACACTTCCAACGTTTTCTAGCCTGTCTTAAACGGCTGTTAGGATCTTTAGCTGCTTTAGGGAATTTCTTCATCTGGCCTGCTGATCTAGCGCAATAAGATTTGCGTCTATTAGCGGCTTTACTCCCGGATTTAACTTTGCCTGTGACAGCGGTCTTTAGCTTACTGCCGGGATTTTTACTGCGGTATGAGGCTACACCAGCCCTAGTCATACCCGCGCCAGATTTAGTAGACCTAAAGTTCTTCTTGTTCCTAGCGGGCATATTATCGGGTTTACGTACATTACCCCCAGATTTATAGTATGCCCGCATAGAACTACCCTACATAAAATACTGTCATAGACGAGAGGCCCGCTACAGAATACGTAACATATCCACCACCAACGAAGAGTATACCGTCATCGGGTACATCCGGGTACTGCGTGGTATTCGCGGAAGCTACAGTATTAAACTGCATCCGTACCGTACCCGTACCAGAGCCTTCTCTGAACGTAATCGTACCTGCCGTACCAGTATTTACTGCGTACAAACCACGAAGCCGTAGCCTACCCCGGAATATGGGAGAAGCAATAGAAGCACCAGAACCAGCACTTACGTTACCCGCAGGGTTACCTACCGCTGCTATCTGGCTAATTGTAGTGAAGAAAGTAGAACCTGTAGCTGTACCCGCGTTTGCGCCGGTAATAGATTCAGTAACAGCATCGCCCTGCTCATCAGTGCCTGTAACTGTGAACGATATACCAGAATCATTTCCAGCACTCAGGATAGTTATGTTACGGGGTTCGTCGAATGTAACGGCTCCACCGGAAGTAAGTGCACCCCCGAGGACCAGATTAGCGTTGTTGCCTACAGACGTCGCAACGGAAATACCGTCAGCGTCTATAGCGGCGGCAGTTATAAACGTAGATTGAATGTCAGAAGACATGTATACCCTCCTTAAAGCGGTGGGGGCTTCTGCACCCCCACCTACTCAATTACGATGTAGCAAAAACAGAAAGGTTGGCGGCAGCACCTGTACCAGAAGAAGTACAGCGAGCTTCTGCCCTCCAGAGGGTGCCGTTAAAAGAGAAGACAACGTAGCTTCCAATACCCGGACCAGAATTTGTAAGGCCGATAAGATTAAGGAAGTCGTCTCCGGTTCCATCAGCTACATCAACCGTATCGATAAGGCCAACCGCAGAACTTGTCGCACCCGTCTTCTTATACACGGCGGACTTAGCCATAAAGAACTGACCTGCAGTGCCAAACTTATGTGTGGCACCATTAGCAATGATTACTTGGTATTCTACAATGATCACATCCCCAACCGTAGAATTAGCGTTGGTTGGCATAGTTGCGGTAATTGCAGCACCGTTCGCAGGGCTGAGATAGTGTGTGTTCTTGGTAAGCGCTGCACTAAAAGCATTAGCCATTTGCGTCTTCGCAGTAAGGCTTGCACCTAAAAGGCCCGTGGGGTTGGCAACGCCGGTAGTGAACGCTGCGTATCCAGTCACTGCAAGAGTTCCGCCAATTGAAGTGTTGTTGCTAAACGTACTGTTAGTTGTTTCTGCACCAGTTCCTGATGCAACACTAATATCCTCAAAACCGTCTTTCGAACGGACGGGACCATTAAAAGTTGTATTAGCCATGCGTATCTCCTGTCGGGGCTAGTGTCAGCTACCCAGTGTAGCTGTCAGGGATAAGTTATTATAGAACAAAAAAAGGGGAGTAGCAAGTACTCCCCTTTCAATATCAAGCGTGGTGTCTTATGCGCCCGGCGAACCAAAAATCCCAAGGGGATCAGATACACCGAACGAATAACGTTCCCGAGCCTTATAGCGACTATTACCCGTGTCAAAGTCAGCATCCATAGATGTCTGCATCGGAGTACGAGTAAAGTGCTTCAAGCCATTTGGAACGTCGGTCATAAGGAACCAAGCATCCGTATCCGTCAGATAATGATTGATCGCATAACCTTCAGGAATAGCACCGTTATTCTTGAGAGCATTGAGATCATTATCTGCCGTGTTTACACGTCCTTCGGTCTCCAACAACCGCGTAGCAACAAACTGCAGTGCGGATGGGATAACGAGTTTCTTAGGACGAGCGGCAATGAGCAACCCACGTTCGTCTGTCCAACCACCAATCTGGATAACAGCCGCCTCAAGAGAGGTTTCGTTAAGATCAGCAGCCGTAGAAGGCGTATTTGAGTTGGTGCCACCTGAAACAAGCGGATGAGCCGTAGAGCAAAGCGCTACACCATCACCATAAGTCGTCGAGAAGGCATCATTAAGGATAGCCGCCCCTTTAACTTGTTTCGTGTAAGCCATAGCGCGGGCAAGAGCTTTCGTATAACGAGCAGAGAGAGAGTCGTACAAGTTATCTTCAACTGCTTCCTCAGTAACTGAGAAACCCATCGCAATGGTTTCGTGCGTATAACGAGCCGTCCATGCTTCCTGTGCATTGTCATATTCGATGGCAGAGCCTTCGTTTTTGACTGGTGCGGCAGAAAAGCCTGAAAGTTTCGTTTCTTCCTCAAAAGAACGGTCAGAAGATTCGGATTCATAAATCTCTTTGTGTTCTTCACCGTACTTAGCATACTCCATACCAAAGAGAACATTAAGGCCGGGGAGGAGTTCTTTGAGTAATTGAGCGCGTGAAATAGCCATTTTACATTACTCCCCTAAACGCCGGTTGTGTTGTCAAACATGTGACCAGCATTCCACTTGACGAGCACTTCAGGGAAGGCCGTCGAAGAAGTTTGAGTATCAGTCACAATATCAACAACTCTAAGTGGGAACGTAGCGGTAGTAGCAGAAGTATCATCAATAGCAATTTTTGAATTACCAGTGACAGTACTACCCGCATTATCCACCATTTGTACGTTCGCCCCAATATCAATAATACCAAGGTCAGCCATTACAATCGGTGTAGTAGCAGCCGCAGACGAAATGACTGCAACTTTGAAAAGCACATCCCGAGCGTCCACAATAAACGCACGAGCGTCACTAGCGACTGTGCTAGCGGGCCAATACTGTTTAAAAGTAGGTTGAGATGTACCGGGGTCCGTAAACGAACACCCAAGAAAAACGCCAATAGGCGTCATTGCGGCATCTGCAGCATCACGTTCTACAGTGCCTCCGGTTACAAGTTTAACGACATCCCCGTAAAAGATATCAGTGGCATAAGCACTAGCAATACGATACTGCCGTGTTACACCAGCATAAGGGGTGCCGCTAATCATTTTAACCGGTTTTAGTCCGTAAGGACCACTTACCGTTGGATAAGCCATTGCTTATAACTCCCGAGCTAAATGATTAAGTTCCATTACCAAAAGTGACCTTCGACTGCCTATCATTAAAGAGTGGCATACGAGGATCGTTCTCTCGCATCAGGTTGTTATCAACTGAATTGATCTGCGCTTTACTCTGTTCACCAAAGTAATCGTTACGCTCTTCAACCAATTCTTTTGGAGCCTTACAAAGCATCAATCCCCCAATCACAACATTATCGGCAAACTTTTCTTGTTCGACGGTAACCATTGTAATCTCTGGGTGATCTACTGCCTTAACAGGCTCCCAACCTTCGCGTAATTTTGAGGAAACATTAGTGGCATCAATTTGACCTAGTGTAGCTACACGGACCCAATGAAATTCATAACCCGGCTCGGGAGTAGGTGACGGAAGCACCTCGGGGCGCTGCCAAGCCTTCTTACGGGTCGTTTTTTCTCTAGTCGTCTGCTCACGATTAATTCGATTATCAGCCATCTGTATCTTTCCTCATTTCTATTGCAACCTGTTTGGCGTAATTTTCAAGAGGAACTCCTAAACGTTTCGCTAGATTCACTTGTGTTTTTGTTAGTGTAACCTTTTTAGGGGAAACACTCCGCGTAGCGGGCGCAACAACATTAGCTTTACGTTTTGGCGTTTCTACTTCTTCGGTGCCCCCAAGTTCCTCGGGGAACATTTTCTGCATACGAGCGTTAATAGTCTCGTAGTATCCATCACTTTGCGGGTCTACACCCGTTTTAACAAGTTTATTATGCAGCCCCAATACATAGCTTGTCATCTCATCGTCTGATCCAAACCACGGATTGGCTTCTGCCCATTCGTTAGCTTTCAGATCAGCCTGTATCGGAGCCGGTTGTTCCGTATTACTTTGTTCTACAGAAACTTCTTTTTCCTGTAAAGGGGGTACTTTTATACTTTCTAATTTGTCTGCTCTTATCTTAGCGGTAGTTAATTCCTCTTGGGCTTCTATAACCGCTTCTGAATCACCTGCTTCATACGCGTCTTTATATTTACGTTTGGCTGATTCTAGTTCAGAGGACATAGCACGTTTTGCTTGGTCTAAAAGTACACTCTGGTTTTTGTTTACCGCTCCTTTGAGATTACTATTCTCCGAGAGTAGTTGTTGAGTGTACCGCTCAAGTTCCTCACGCTCGCGTAGTGCTTCTTCTTTTGCACGCCGCTCGTCATGGTAGCCCTTACTAAAATGCTTTATACGTTTGCGAACTTTATCAGAATAATCTTCAAGTTCCTCATCGGTAACATTTTCAGGTGGCTCAGAAGCCTTACGGCCTTGGTCAGCTTCTGGAGTATCATCAACAACTTCGACTTCAACTTCAGCTTCTACTTCTCGTTTAGTTTCTTCCTCGGGTTCTACGTCATCAGAAGAACCTACAGTACGAGCACTAGAAGATTCTATTTCGATTTCAGTAGTTTCTCCCTCTTCAGATTCAGGGAACTCAAACTCTACTTTTTCAAAAGGCATACCTATCTCCTACACATTGCAGACACCACGAGGGTCAGGAATAACTGCCTCGATGGAATCGTCATTCATAAGGCGAAACTCTTTGCCATTAACTTTAAATCGTGTCCCTGTATTCATACGGAACATGACGTAATCGCCAACTTTACACCAAGGCCCTTTAGAGAACCGTTCTTTATCTGAATACGCATCGGCCCCCATATCTATAACGACTCCCATAATAGACAGGATGTACTCTTTGTGCTTTTCAGAGTCTGTTTTGATAAGAGAGCTACCTTGATAGTGGTCGTCGATGTCTGGTAACGCTACTAGCAGCCTATACCCAGCGGGTATAGGAAGTTGTGCTTCTAACTCATCGTCGCTAGCAATAGCTTGTACTGCTGATCTAGTCATCATTATCTTCCAAATAATTACGCGAGAGGTCTTCTATATTTAACAATGCGGATTCGAGACCCCGAATTAACCCGCACACTTCCTTGTATTGGGCGTAATCCTTAGATCCACCCCCAGCAAGAAATTCTATTGCAGAGACTTTATCTGTCTCGATACGTTCTTTAAGCACGTCAAAGACGGTCTTCGCCATAACCTACTAAACCTCCAATATTAAAGGATGCCTTTTTCTCTCAGCACGAACGCAATCGCAGCAGCGCCAACCGCCACCATAATCACGATAGGCTGGTCGATCAGGACACCGATGCCTACTCCGCCAACGGCACAAGCCGCATACGAGGAAGGTTCTTTCATACGATCTTCAATCCATTTTAACATTTGTTTATCCTTCAGGGTTATTGGCCTTTATTCTGGCCGGTAACTACCTTGAAAATTTCAAGGTCTAGGTTATCAGATTGTCGTTTTGTATCCGCGTCAATCTTTAGTTTATTGCTCTTCGCATCTAAAACTACCCTAGCCTGCTCATTCTCCACTCTTTGAGCAGATATAGCCGCATCGGCTTGATCTTTCTGGGATTTACGTTGTGCTTCTGCTTGTTGTAAGGCTGAATCAGCCTGATCTTTCTGACCTTTACGCTGTACTTCTGACTGTTTAACAGCAAGTTCTTCTCGCTGTAGTTGAAGGACAGGATCTTGCGCTTGCTCTTGTGCTTGCTTCTGTGCGGCTTCCTGCTGATGAGCCTGTGTAAGTTGTTTGCCAGCATCAGCAACGACCCGTGCGAGTTGGATCTCCACTTCTTCAGATAATTCCGCACCGGGCGCTGGAAGCGGTGCGCCAAGTTTCTCTTCTATTTGCTTACGGTAATTAAACCCTAGATGCTCGGCTATATGGGCCTGTAGAGCCGCCATAATCTGCTGTGCTTGCGGGTTCTGCCCAATTAACTGGGCAACCATAGGATCTTGCATAAACGCCATGTGTGCCCCGATATGAGCATCGTGGTCTTGGTAGATAAATGCCTTCATAGGTTTTACAGACAACGCGGCCATGTTCTCACTTACAGGATCAGCAGGTTTTGCATCATCGTCTGTAGGAACAAGTTTGTCTGCATTCTTGACCCCAAGAACCTCAATCATCTGTCTATGTAATTGGGGTAGATCGTAGATCTGTGGTGCAGACTGAGACATCTGTAAAACAGCCTGATACTGCACAACTCGTTGTGCCATCGTAGAGCTATTTGGGTCACTAACAGGGATCACGTCTACCAACGTATAGTCAGCTTGCCTAGCACTAACTTCACCACGAAGGGGCTGGTAGGCGTACTCAGCAGGGGCGTATTCAGCCATGATAGCTTTGAGGAGCTTAAACTCCTGCTTCATAGCGTAATGGACGCGGGCCTGTACTGCAGCCATCGGCTTGAGGGTACGTTCGAGTAATGCTAGCGTGGTACCTACAGGGGCATTAGCGGACATATCAGAGATGTTCATATCGCTGATAGCGCCAAGCCTACGGCCCTCGTTGGTAATCTTGTCTAGTAACTGGAGGAGCGTATTAGACGGCTCCTTGTAGGGCAGGAAGCTGATGTTGTCCCGTATAGACCCACTAGGCACATCTACATCACGGAACTCACCCGGTTCAATAGGAGTATCATCTCCCTTGATACGCATACCACGAGATTTTAGACCACCCGGCAAGTTAGATAGTGTACCTGCGTCTACAAGCTGGCGGACAATAGAAGTACCCGCCCGTGCGTAACCACCAATAATATGGATAAGCCCTAGCCCGTAGAACCCAAAGCCCGGTACATATACATAGTGTACAAAATGCTGGCGTTTTAACATGAGAGGGTCTTCTGGCTCCCAGTTACGTCGGATAGCCAGTACTTCAGAAGTACCCCGCTCAATCGTTACTATGTAGGGTTTGGCAATATCGTCATCCGAATCATCGTAACCCTCGATCACAATATCTGCATGTACTTCGTATATTGCGTATCGATCATCGTCTGTTATAGAATACCCGCCCTCTTCGGCTTTACGCTCCTCTATGTCGGTATGGAACGGTTGCGGGTCGTCTAAATCTACTTCGCGGTAGAAACCATTAGCTTGAAGTTTTTTAAGGTCATTCTTGGTCTTACGCATGATATGCGTAACACGTTCAGCACTTTCAATATGAGATGCACCATAAGGAACAATAACGTCTTCAGCAGGGATATAGACAGCCATCTGCCGTCCCATGTTCGGGTCGTAGTAGACTTTCTTAAACGCTGACCCGGCAAGACCAAGGCTATACAACATACGCTCATGTTCTGGGCGATACTCAACCATTCGCTCAGTGAGTTCATAGTTCATATCCGCCTTCACGCGGGCAGCAGCTTCGTCTTTCTCTTTAGTCTCTTTCCCAAGTACTTTAGTCTTGACCGGCCCTGCTGCGGGGAAAGTCTCACTCATAGTCTCCGCTTGGAACCGGATAGCCGCTTCGGCAAGCACGGTGGAGAATACACCACATGCGCCGTCCCACGGGTCAGTACGTTCTTCGTACTTAAATCCTAGTACATCTAGCCCTTTAACAAACGTATCCGCCCACTCTTTACGGCTATCAACGTCGGCATCGACCATACCAATAATTTCGTCTGCTAACTTGTTAAGCTCACTTTCGTCCATTGACTCAGCAATATTAGCGTCGAAATCGTCATCGTCCCCTCCTTCTTCGCCGGGGATTATAGTAATCTCTACACTACCATCGTCCAGAGTAACCATATCCGGGTTGACAATTTCAATCTCAAGTCCTTCGCCCAT